TTTAGTTACTCCTTTAATACGGGAAATCCGTTAATCTCTATTACTCAAATACTGCTCTATATTGATTCTACTAAATCGACTACTTTTTTACAAGCGGTTTTCTATTGCGCTGTGAATATCTTTGCGCTTATTTTTTTTATTTTTTCAGTTGCTTTTATTTTGGAACTCATTTGGAACTCACAAGCAAAAAAGCAGGCTGACTAAACCTGCTTTTTTTAGCCGTATGTAATAGTAAGAAGATAATTGAGATACCGAAATGGAAACAAATTCAAACCAAACCACACATATATTATAGCATATGCTTACAGCAGGTGCAAATAATATAATTATTGTCTTTCCTTTGCTCTCATTTGAGCTACCCATAAGTCAAGAACTTTTCCGCTAGGAGCATCAGGATCACACATATAAGCTTTAGCAATCTTGACAAGTGTTCCGGTATCGCCGCTAAACGCTGCTCCATAATCACTATACACCATGTTCAGCACATAATACCAATCAGCTTTATGCTTAATATTATGTTGCTCTGCTAGTTGATTGGTCTGCTCATACGTCCAATGCTCACCATTAGTGCCATCGGTGTTCTGCATCTTACTGACAGCCAACTTTGCAAGTGCTTCATCAAAATGCGGACCATAAGCAACGCAGTGCAGGTCATATAACGTGCGATAAAAAAGGTCTGGGCAGTGCATCTTAAGCTTTTCTAATGCACTGCAAACAATTTCTTCCATTGCTCTCTCTTTTGTATCATCACCTATAATCTTGTTCCAATACTCTTTATAGGAGTGCATAACTACACCTCCTTACGCAAGTTTAACCACGCTAATAGCTGCCCTGTTAATTGTTGCCGCTGCCGTTGCCTGTACCTGTAAACTTGTTATGTTGTTTACTGCACAGCAAGAAGGACGAACACGAATCAGCGTAGTAAAGGAAATATTCACAGCTGTGTCAGCAACGCCAGTAACAATGCTTTCCGCACCATTAATAACAGAAGATGTGCTTTCCGTTGTGCTTAAAAGCTGTAAGCCTACATTACCAGCAGCAGCAGGAACAACATCAGCATTTACACTAACAAGGTATAAACCACGAATAAGGCTAACACTAGAGCTACCAGCAGGATGCTTAATAGCAACGCCAGTCAGAAGATTATTTATAGGAAAGCTAACAAAAGCATTAGCTGCAACAGACTGAGCAGCAACAGCCGCAGCGTTCAAAGAAGATTTTTCGTAGCAAATCATTTATTTTCACCTCTTTACGCAATCAAGGTATTTTCTTGATACCTTTAAATTTTATCGTTTTTTAAAGCAATAGGGACGGCTTGCACCGTCCCTAATACAGTGCAGTTAATGCACATAACTTATTATTATTTTTAGCCTGCGTTATAAGTACAGCCACAAGCACCTGCTACGTTAGCAGGAATGCTCTGATACGGGCTAGACGTAATATAAGCAGGTTGAGGATAAGGTCTTAACGTGCCGATGAGAGCAGCACTCTGTGCTTGCTGACTTAATTGGAAGTTAGCGGTCTGCAAGTCGCGGTCGCGGTCTGAGAGCTTGTCTCTCAAATCTTGAATCTGGTTAGCTACCATAATTGCCCTGGTCTTTTCTCCGTCCTCTTTGACGGCGTTTACGATAGCGCAAGTATTTTGTGCATTTTCGTAACGTACTGCGTCGATATTGCGGTTAGTTTCGTAGCCAAGAGAAGCAATAGCCTGTTTTTGTTCGCAGCAGCATTGTTGAGCAGTGAAACGATTTTGTGCAATCTCGCTACCAAGCTGATAGCCAGTCTGCATAATGTCACGCTGTACTCCGTTAAAACCATTCAGCATAGTGCTGTTCTGAGCGTAAAAGCCGTCACACAGGCCATTCTGAACACCCCGAATACCGTCTTTAATATCCTGCATGGAAAATTGGTCTGCAATCTGATCACGTGTCATGCTGCCATTAGCAAAAATTTCAGCACCCATGTTACCACGGTTATTCCAATTACCGCCCCAGCCACCCATAAGAGCAAACAGGACAATAATCCACATAAACCACATACCGCCGCCCCAGCAGTCACCATAGTTGTTGTTTCGATTCATATCCATTACCGGAACAATGTTTGTACCTTCCATAATTTTTTCACCTCCGAGAAATATATGCAAAGCTTCATTGCGCGCCTATTGAAGCTTTAAGCCAAATTGATTTAAAAACTGATTAAGCTGTTCATCATTCATGCCTTTTTGTTTGGCAAGATTCCTTACAATATTTTGAATCTGTTCAGGTGACTTTCCTTGCCCCATCTGCATTGCCCTACTCATTAGCTGATTTTGTCCTGCGAACTGCTGCATTAGTCCCATTGGATTTCCTGCTTGCTGTACCATCTGCATCATCTGGAATATGTTCATCATTTGTCATTCCTCCAATCTGCTCTTCGAGCTTTTCAATGCGTCTTTGCAATGCTAGCACTGTGTTATTGTCAGCGTAGGCAGGAGCTTGCATACCACCGTCCTGCTGAAGCTGATAAACTCTAAAAATCGGCAAGCCGTCCATGCCTATAAGCTTTTCATAAATTTTTCCTTCGGCAGGAGCAGGAAAATATGTACTCGTTCCGTCAAGGTCAACTTGCGCTGCTCGTGCTTCTTCAATGCTTGTAACAGGTCTGCCTTTAATTTGCTGTACAGGCGGATAAGCATTCGGCTGCGCAGGTGGCATCATTGTCGGCATTGGTTGCTGATACATTTGTTGTTGTTGCTGTTGCAGATTAGCTAACCTCTGTTGCATCTGCTGTGTAGCTCCATAAGGATTGTAATAATTTCCGTACATCTTTATCACCTCACCTATATTTTAAGTGGTAGCAATAAAAACAATCCCTAAAGCTAAAGACACATTCTCCTATACATTCGGACATAATTTAGACACGATTCAGACAGCAAAAAATGAGCAAAAAAAATAATCCCCATTAAGAAAAGCTTTTACACTTCTCTTAATGGGGATTACTTCATTTAGAAAGCACTCGATTAATAGCCTTATACGCAGTGCTTATTTCTCTGTCAACAGTTTTAGTGGAGATGTTCAGCTCCATTGCGATTTGATAATTCATTTTGCCGTCAACAAATTTCATCTCACAGATTTTCATTTGCCGTGGCGTTATCTTCGTTTCTTGAAGCACTGCATAAAATGAGCGGCGCGAGCTTTCGGTCATCCATATCCTCGCGCTTTTTAGCAGTTCTTTCATTAAATCACCTTTTTAAAACATAAGCAAGTAGTGCAATCAGACCAATGTTAGCGAACAACATTCCAGCCATGATATAAAACTGCTTATCAATAATTCTTTTGTTTTCAGCAAACAGCATTGTTACCATACCAGCAGGCAAAACTTCCTGCTTAACATTTTCGTTATCATTCATCCTATCACCTCATATAATATATCTATTTGATATATTATATCACGCCAACAAACAGGCAGTCACTAAACAATTTAAGCAAACATTTCGTTTTGCCTTAATTCTTCATAGCAGCATACAGTGCGCATCCTGCTATTATGTATGCTATGTTGCGCTGTTTTTTAATGCGCTTCTGTTTTAGATTGTACTCTTTTTCTAGCTCCGCTAAGGATTGATTGACACTCGTTAATAAGCTCTCCTGCTCTTTGACTTTGATTTTCAGCGTCAGACAAAGACTGTTCAGCTCTTCCGATTTCTTCTCTAGCTCCGCCAGCTTCTTGTCGGATGTTCCCAACTGCCCCTTCGATTGCATCAGCAGTTTTTTGTAATTCTCGTTGATTCGTTTCAGCTCCGCTAAGTTGCTGCTTAATTTTTGGTACTGATACTCCGTCAGAACGTACTCCGTCACTTCGTCCGAATACCGGGGCGAACCAGCCGACGCGTTGAGCGGCAAACCAAATAGTGAAAGCAACACACACACCAAAGGTACAAGCAGCAGCGATTTTAATTTTTTGCATTTTTTCATCTTCCATTATTACCTCATATAAATATCTATATTTGTAAAATATAATAAACCTCGTCAGACGCACAAATTTCGCCTACAAGTGATTTTAGATTCCGCCACGATAAATCATAAGCGGCACTATTTTTAAAACGCTTATAGGCGATGCAATTTGTGTGTGATTTTTGTCCAAAACCGTTAACTTATAGCCTACTTGTAAGATAGATATTCAGAATGATTTTAGAGTGCAAAATAATGATGCAACGCACCCAGTACAAAGCCTGCAACTAAACCAACAACAAATTTCTTGTCAATAACAAATGCTTTCAGTTCTTCCATTGTATCACCTCCAATCATTGTAAAATGTGTCACCGACTATTACGCAAAAAAATACAGAAAATGCTACACGTATAGGAGAGAATAACTAAACCTCTTGTCGGCAACTGTATCTAAAGCATGAGCTTTAAATCATCTTCCATTGCCAGCTTCACCATATGCAGGAATACCATAAGGCGTGGTTAAATCAATACCAGCAACATACTCATAAGTAGTTTGCGCTCTATTGGCATAACCTGCTCTATACAGTTCACCAACATCAGCAGCAATCCAATAATAAGTTTTAAACAGTTTGTTCAACGCTTCAAGGCTGCGCAGGTCTACACGTTCAAAACGATTCTCCAAGAAACGCTTTACAACGTAGGTTGACGTAGGACACCACATACCAGCATAAATCAAACATCTAGTATCGTCCAACGTCGGCACTTGCTGAAGCACTTCTACATATTGCAGGCAGTCACGTGACAACTGATCTAATTGCGCCTGCTGCCCTGCTTCACTTCTCAAAAGCTCTTTAAGCATCGGCAGTTCTCCGCTTGCCTTAATATCAATATAAGTGCGGTCTGCATACTCTGCGCCGCCGGGGATAGCTTTCAAAAGCTCGTTGGCTCTATTGCCTTCCCATTGGCTCACGCCGATTGACGGATAATCATATGCAGTGCTTTTTGCCACACTGTCATAGCCGCCTTCAATTCCTGTGTTAATCAGTCCTTTTGCAATTTCTCTCGCAAGGCTTTTGCTCCAATCACTCATCGTTCCGCTCCTCACTTTTCACTTTAAACATTCTTGTTTCAATAGCCTTGTTGCCCAGCTGCACAAGCAGCAGCGCTACCATGCCCAGCGTGCAGCTTTCGTAGTTACCCCAAGTTCTGGCCCAAAAAGCAAGCCATAAAGTAACCAGCACCCAAACGGCAAAGCCTATAACGGCACAGATTCTGCCAACGCTATAAGCGTTGTCGTTCTTCTTTAGCATATTAATTATTTTACGCATGACACTTACACTCCTTGCATTTTTCATCATGTACTTTTAAATCATAGTTAGGCAGTTCATTTAACTGCTCCATCAGACTGTCAATCACGCCATTATCGCCCAGCGCCTCATAGCTTTTGTAACAAGCGTCAATGCTTTCTTTTGCGTAAATAGGTATCCATCCTCTATCCTGGACATAGTGATTATAAGCCTGGATAATTCTGTCGCGCAGAAGAGCTTGAAGTCCAGCCTTTAGAGCATCATTTTGTTTCTTCTTCTGCCGATACATAGTAATCAGTAGCGTTATTACGCAACCAGATATGACGTTAATAATAGAATTCAGCGCCGCATCTAAAGACTGTTCTATCATTTCATTACACCCCTATGTCATACTTCCATTGTCACAGCTTCTACTTCTGCCGCCGTAGTTGCTGCCTCAACTTTTTCTTTTGCTACACGATATGCAGTATGCAGTTTGTTTGAGCGTACCGCAATGGCAGCAATAATCATCTTTAAATCGTTAGCCGTTACTGGCGTATCGGCATTATCTGCCGTGGTCCACTCTATTGTAGCTCCTTCGCCTTGCAGTTCCAACGCAATAATTGCAGCACTGATTCTATCGCGTGCCTTGTCGTCATAATCAAAACTATGCCCATTGTATTCGATTGGCTCAACCTCTTTTTCATCACGCTGATATTTAAGCTCCGCAATCTTACGTTGCTTAATAACTTCTAAGGGTTCTTCCTCATGCATAACAATAACATTTAATTCTGCTAAGGCTTCGTCGCCGATAGACAGAGGGATAAAGATACCCTCTTTGCCCAAGGCTTCTGAAAGCTCATATAAGTTAGAGTAATCTTTGTCTTTGTATTTATAGGTTGTAACCATTTAATCACCTCATTTTATTGATAGAATTTTAAGTGTATAAGTGCCTGCTGACTCCCATAACATGCTATCGGTACGAAAGATACTTTCAACGCCTTCTTCTGTTTGACCAGTACCTTTAGTAAGTGTATATATCGCATTATTATAGCTTAGTTCTATTGTAGAAAAGGGAACAGCAGTGCTTATTCTTAGGATAAATGCTCTCGAAAAAGAGTTACGAGAGGAAAAAACAGCGGCAATAGGGTAAGCAGTTCCTCTAAACATAATAGTCTTGGGGTCTACTGAGCCATACTTTGCGTTATACCCATAGTAGTGGGTACGTAAGCCACCCCTTGCGTTCCAAGATACTGCGAATATTTTTAAAGTAAGTGATTTCTTGCTATACATCATCATTCTATTAAGTCCCATTATGCACCACCTTCTAACTTAGATGCCTGCACAATACTGGTTAGATTACCACTAGCATCTCTTGTCATCAAAATGTTTAAAAGTAAACCCGTGCTTGAAATGCCAATATCAGATGCAGAACCTGTATATTTGATTGTTCCTGCATTGGAAATAGTTAAAGAATAATCTCCGGTAGCCCTAAAATAGGCGCTAAACACGGAAGTGTCCCCTCCATCAAGTTTAGATGCCAAAGCAAATAAATCTAAGGTAAAATTACCAGCAGCGTCATAAACCATTGTGGACATAGTGGGAGTGTGGCTAGTCCCACTCACAGAAACAGACAAATATTTTTCAAAAGATATAGCTAGAGTGCTGAATAGCTGCTCCACTGTCCAGGAATTAGTAACTGATGTTTTAGCAAAATCTGTAATGTCAGTTTTCTTAGCGTAGGTGGTATTAATTACATTACCATCACTGTCCTGTGTTGCACGTAATGATGTACCTGTATAATTGCTTGCAGTAAGTGAACCTAGTGGCTGTGAACCTACGCGCCACATAATTGAAGCTGTCGGACTTCTTAAAGTAAAACCATTAAAAATGTCCTCGGTTCCAACTTTATTCAGCAACGCATTATAGATAGCTTTGTTTTGAACTGGATTAGTGCTTGTACTTGATAGTTCTTCATCAACAGTTACACCACCACTGGTAGCAATATCTACGTTACCATTACTATCTGGGGCAACATTATTTACAGTCTTAACTATGGTCGGTTTGTCAGATAAATCATTATAGCTACCGCTTGTCGCTACGGCCGCCAGCCCTGTAATCATGCTGGCGGGATGTGTAGACGGATGAGTGTAGACTGTATCCGTAAATTTAGCATTGGCAGGGACGGATGCTTTTACATCAAAGCCGTTGACCTTGCCGATAAAATTAGTAGCGGTAACGGAATCGGGGAATATAGCTTGCTGCCAAGCATTGAAATCATACAAGTGTCCATGTTTAGCCATGTTACTAGGACTCTTCCATCCAGCACCACCAAAACCCATAATTTGAAGAAGAGCAAGGCCTTTGTAGCCTGGATTAGTGGGAACAGTAGTACAACCAAAAGTGAACCTAATAATACCATACTGACGTGTCGGCTGGTTGCCATAAGTCTCAAACGCTTGCGTATTAATGATGTTGTAGCCACTCCAACCACTGATTGGCACTTTATCCGCAAACACCTCAAATGCCGTTGGTGAGGATTCCAATGCAGCGTCGATTGTGCAATAACAGCCTTTATTGCCTCCTGTGCTTATTTCGATAGCAAATTTATTTAAAGCAGTATATGTGCCAAACGCATCACTGTCTATGGTAACTCTTATCATATCATTTACAGATGGTGGGCGACTCTTTTCTCCGCCAGCATACAGATATGTGCTTCCTGTTGAAAACAATCCAACTTTTACGGGAGCAGTCAAAGGATATTCAACCCAGGTTTCTCCAGCATCCTCACTGTATTCAACTGTAATGCCTGCAACCTTGCCAAACGCAAAACGATTAGCACCTAAACTAGAAATCATAGCTCCGTCGATAGGACTATAACCACTAGAAATATTACGTCCACCCCATTCAAGGTTAGCCTCGTATATTTTATCTGTTGTATTAACTTTGCCATCCAACGCCGCCTTGATAACATTATTCTGCACTGGGTTTGTGCTGTTGCCGCTGAGCTGGCTGTCAATCGTGACTTTAGGCAGCAGGCCTACAATCGGCTTACCGTCTGCACCTGTTGCTTTTACTCCGTCTGCCAAATCGGCAGCGGTGACGGTATCACCGGTAAGGTCTATCAAAGTGTTACCGCCGTATATAACTTTATTCACTGCCATTTTTTCCACTCCTTAGCTCCTTAGCCGATAGTAACAGTTTTACCGCCCTGAGCATTATCGCTCTCATTGTATGGGATAGCGTTGACGGTTACCTGCGACAAATAGTTAAAACCTTGACTGCTGTCAGGCAAAACTGTTTGCTGTGTCGTGGTCGGTGTAACAGTCTTAGCTTGTGCCTTGACACTCTCTGTGCCACTCATCGTACCTGTTACACCTAAGATGGATACGCCTGCCCTGATGTTGATTGCAATAATTTTAGCCTGCTCCGTGGTACTGATTGCTACCTTTCCTGCGCCGTCATGGTAACCAATAGGCACGGTGTAGCTATCAGCTTTTTTGCTAATCACGCCGCTAACAGCGCCATTGTTCTTCATTTCACCTGTAATTTTTACACCGTTAACATAAGCTGTTTTACCGCTCAAAATCTCTGTGCCTGCCGCTGTCGCATCAGATGTATCGGCGTTAAAAGTACACGTACCTACAATCGGCGCACCACTTTTATCGTGAGCAGTATATGTGCTCAATATCTTATCTGCTGTAACAGTATCGGCGGTTAAGTCGATTAATGTTTTTCCTCCATACACTACCTTAGAGATATTTTTTTCAGCCATAATTTACTTCGACCTCGCTTCCTATGTATGCCGTAATTCCATCGGATAAATTGGATGTTTCAAAATATGGAATTTTTTCGACAGTAATATTTTTTGTTAATTGTTTGTTTGCCGTCGGCAATATCTGCACCTCATGTGCTTCGGAATGCACGGTGTATTTGCCGTCATAAATATCGGCTCCAATACTCCGTGCTGATAAGATTCCATGTAGGTTGCCTTTAGTTGGTGACAAATTGCCATGCAGCTCACCTTTGGCAACTGTCAGCGTACCATGTAACCTCATTAGTAGGTCACCTCCTCCATTAAGAGGAACTCATGTGGCGGAATAACTGTATCAACGTAGCCATCAGCACGGCGAAGTTCAATGTCATATACATAAGCTCCAAACGCCAACCCTTCGGTATCTGCTGGCTTAATATCAAGCTCACCGCCAACGATAACTTTTTGCAGAACGATAGTCTGGTTACGTGCTGTGCGCCGAAGCGTAAATGTTAATACATCGCTGTCAGTCAGTTCAACATTCCTGCCGTTAATATCGGTGATGCTAATGTTAAAAACACCGCTATCACCTCTAATCATTCTGATATTGTTGTCATCAACTTTAAACACCACTATCACCTCTTACAATTCTATATTATTGAGTTCAAAAACAGTTTTGCAAGATTCTACTTCAGCCTGTTTTTTCCAGCCTGCTTGTTTGCAATCTCCTATATGTATGCTTAAGTCAGCCATCCACTGCAGTACTTGACTGGCACTAAGGTATTGAATTGTCTTTTCTTTTTCACCGTCTTTATACCCACGAACAGGGCAACCAATAGGGTACTTCTCATTGAATTGCTCAGTATTTACATTAAGGGCAATACCTTGCATAGTAACCTGCGTTTCTAAATCGCTGTCATAACGCACAGGTTCTCCGCTGGCACTGCTGACAAAACCTCCTGTTATTTTCGCTGCTGTCCATTCGTCAATTTGTGTAAGCTTTATAGTTTTAAATTCGTTAAATGTTTGAGCAGGAATTTCTACTACCTCGTAGTATTCACCTTTATCCTCAATAGTTGCGCCATTGGCATTACACCATTTAGCGGCATCTGCATAATTTTTGTCATCAAAATTCTCTTTAAAAAACTTAGTTCCTATCATTTTATTTACGCCCCCATCCGGCAACATACCAATATCCTGATACATTTTCACCAAATCCCGAACCACCTTGACCACGTCCAAGAACATTAAATGATGTAGTAGTTACTTTATCTACAATAACAACAGCAGACCCCATGTTTGTTTTTGAAGTCAGAATAGTATAGTTGGTATCCTTCATAGGAACAATTAACGTAACAGCTTGGTCATACAGTGATGTAAATGTTCCGCCCTGTTCTACCCAACCATCAGACCACTTTCTGTACCATGATGTGCCAGAAGTGTATGATGCTAAAATAACACCTACTCCTGAAACTAAAGAAATTTCATTTGCACCTAAACTTCCTTTGTTGCTCTCGTAGCTTGCTTCACTAGGAAAGACATTAATAATATTTAATGGTGTTTGTGTAACCATAGTTTACCTCCTATAAATCATATTCTGTTGCCGCATCTTTTACGGCACGCCATAATTCACGCATGAATTTACATTGTACATACTCTCCACCATCATTGGTTTTCATAGCTACAGGACAACGGCTGCGGCAAATATCTAAATGTTCACACGTCCTACATCTTGTCGGTTGTAAGCGTTTCCACATTTGAAGTTGCTTTTTCACTAAGTTTTCGTATGGCTCTGTGATTTTTCCCGCGACTACACCTGCATTATGACACGAGAAAACATTACCGTTTAAGTCAACAGAGAATATTATTAATCCAGAAAGACAGGGTGGATAAGGCTCTTCCAACCATCTTGTTTTGTTAAACCCTCTCCAACGCTTGATTAAACGTCCTAGTAACTTCCAACAGCTTCCGTATGGGTCGTTCCCGTCCTTTACTGCTTTAGCCATTTTGAAAATATTGTCCCTAATTGCATTGTCCTTATAATCGTATGTATCTTCGGGAATATCGCTCATTACTTGCATAATTCCAATGCTCATTGGAGTATTGGGAAATTTTGATTGAATGACTTTTAATCCTGCTTCTATATCGTCATTTATCGCACTGAAAACCATGTTAATTATTCTGTCCTTGATAGACAAAAAACATTTAATGTTTTCTTCACTAGGTGCTTTGCTCCGTACTGCTACAGGATTAGGAGCGTCATAACTCATAATCACCAAAAAGCCATGCTCATTTAAATACCCGACGACTTCTTCGGTTAGCAACAGTCCGTTGGTAAATATACCAAACCTTATGTCCGTACCCCTTAGCTGTTCTACAATACCCTTGATTGTTTTTAAATATAACAGGGGTTCACCTCCCCAAAACCATAATGTTTTAGGTCTAGTTCGTTCGTTATCCCATTGCTTAATGAAGTTTAATACGGCAACAGAACATTCCTGCTTTTGTACTTTCTTACCTTTAACAGGAATTTGGCTACAGTGTCTACAGGTCATATTGCAAGAAGTACCGAGCATTAAATACATATTCCGTATTTGTGTTATATCAGCCATTAAGCTTCACCTCCACCACAGCCGCCTTCACTTCCACAACTAGAATCATCATATGGTTGAGAAGTAGTTACAGTGGTATCTGTAACCACTGTAAAGGTGTAATCTGTTTTACCACTATCTGTGCCGTTGACTATAATAGAACCTGTATAGTCCCAACTACCTCCACTGTATACCCTTACACTTGAACCTTTAACAACTTTTAAAGTTACCTCATTATTATAGGTTCTGCCGTTGTAAATAGTGGTAAGAGTTTGGTAGCTTGTTTCGTAACGCCGAACAGTTAAGGTAACAGTGTTAAGCACTAGGTTAATAGTATAGTTGATGCCAAATACAATTTCTGCTGTTCCGATGTACGTATCTGAACCATAATCATAGCTAAAGTTGCATTTCAATACATCACCATAATTTCCAAACAGAGCAATTCTACCACTTGAATCAGTGGAATAATTTGTGCCATTAATTTTTACGGTTTTACTTGCCAAAACACTACCATTAGGAAGTTTTATGGTAAGAAGGGCATAGGTGCTTTTTTGGTAAGCGAAACAACAATCCTTGCCACCATGTTTGGCTAGACACATTTCACCTTTATAGATTGCTATAAACATAGTGTCACCACACCTTTAAAACTGTTTTTGCTTCTGCAATAGCTGCGTCGATACCTAAATTAGCTCTTGCAGCTTCGGCAGTTGTAGCTCCTGTACCACCATTAGCAATAGGCAACGCTCCGTTTGTATTACCTAAACCTAAAACATAACGAACACCAGCGACGGTAGTTTGTCCTGTACCTCCACCAGAAATAGGAAGAACTTTATATGTAGCATCGCCGCATAACGCCATATCCTGTTTTCCTGCTGCCGGAATTGGCGCAAGTCCTGCTTTACCGGAACTGTTATATGTTGCGCCTGTCATATTAGCGATATTAATATTTCCACTAGAATCAGGCTTTATATTATTTACGGAACGAACAAATTTAGCTTTAATCTGTCCTAAAAAATAGCTTAATCCGTCAAGATCAATTAATTTTTGCAAGTTAGCCATTATGCAAGCTCCTTTGTAATCAAATTCTGAATTTCAACATTTGTTGCTGTCTGTAATCTGTAAGCTCGTGGAATAACTTCCCAAGCTACCGAACCGTCTACATAAGTTGCACCGATTGTAGCTTTGCTAAAATCCGGTTCACTCACAGCAGTATCGCCACCAACAATACAAGCTAAGACAACACTTTTAGGCAAGTTGGGTGACAATACGATGTCGCCATTTGCATAAGATGTACTGTTCTTGCGAATGTTTAAACTGTTAAAAAGGTACTGGCTTTTTAAATCGCTCACATTTTGCAATTTGTTAAAGTATTCAAGCGGCGGTGCTTCTCCTTTGTCAAGATACCCCCAACCACGCAGGTAATCAAGCTCAGGCCAAGAATCAATCATCTCACCGACGCTTGCGCTGCTGCCAAAAATTAAATCAAAAGTGGGCTGTTTCATTACCATTATTCAACAAGTCCCCCTTTCACCTTTATAATCCTTGCGAATGTTCCTTGATTAAATCCTTTAAACCTATAAGGATTTTCTCCGCTTCTGCTAAAGCCGAACGTATTTGTAGCATCGAAAGAATAGACATAAATTACGCCAATACCGGCGCCACGGATAATAAGGTTCAGTGCATCAATCAAGCGGCTTTCTTGACTTGTTACTAAACGTCCTATTCCTATACGCATTTTGGCATTTCCGGCATTTACAGCAGAAATACGTTCAACACCAAAAACTTTCTTTATGCTGTGTATAGTGCTAACGCGAGAGCAGTCCGTCGTATTTTTCTCAATCTTCGAGATAACAGCAAGACGGTAATAACGGTCGTTTAAGTCGCTGGATGTAAGATAATTATCATACATACGTCTAAACGGAGCTTGCCCGAATCCCATGTTGCCATGATCAGGAAAACCAAAAAAATCCATTGCAATAGCATTTTCAACACGGCGAGTAATATCAGCGACTTCACCGCACATATCAAGCTGCTTACCAACCGCAGTATCTGGCCATATCTGTGTCCTTATCTGCTCCCTTACTTTATCTATGCTGTCGAGTTCGTTTCCAACGGCATTAAGAAAAGCTTTAATGTTAGGCTTGTTGCGAAACTGACTTAACAAATGGTTATACATTCTTTCGCTTGTAGTCATGGTTACAACTCCAAAGCTACAGTAACATTAGCAAGCTTTGTTACTGCCAGCTCATTACGTTCAATCGAAATGTTTTCCTGCTTATACGTTTGACCGTCTTTAGACACGCTGCACTCAATATAGCTAATACCGTCAACACCGCTGTAAATAGGACCAAGCAAACGCTGATAAATAACATCATTGCCCATCGACAGCTTGCTAATCTGTTCAAAAACGATATTTTTAATTTTATCGATTGCATCACCGGGTAAAATTTCTTCGTTATATTCTTTAATAATAACCTTGACATAAATCTGCACCTCATGCGGACGGCTAAAGCATACATCTTGCGCTGCACCCTCACTGTCCTCAATGCGAACGCAAATATCGCCGTTTGTATCAATACCTAAAGGTGCAACATTCAAGATAGTGCGAGCAATAGCTTCTTCATCGCCACCGAAAACAATAGCCTGGAAGGAATGAGGTTTTAAACCATCAACCGTTTCATCAGAGCGGTTTTCATAAATCGTTACGCTGGTAACATCCTGCAATTCAAGTAATGCTGCCTTAATACTTTCTTTCATTCCTATGCTGTTTCTGAATACAGCAGACGCATAACGCTGACGAACTTCGGATGCTGTTTCGTAGTCACGCCCTACATATGTTTCAGATTCGTTGCTAACAGAAAACCAGCCGTCATAATTTGTGTTGATGTAATTCACGCTATTTAGCAAAGGTTCAATTTCTCCGTATTCCTCACAATCAAAACGAATAGGACTTCCAACCTGCGTTACTACAAATGATTCGTTAGGCACAACGACAGCTCCATATCGCCTGTCTGTGCGTTCAAAAACCAGTTTGCCTTCAACAATACTGCCTTGCCACTTTTCAATGCTCTGAGAAGCCAAGGCAACAGCGACAATCAACGCAGTATCATTTTCTTGCGCTGTATATTTTATAACTACATCATTATCAAACTGCACACTGTAAACCTTTCCTTTAGTCGGCGTTTCAACTTCAAGCGTTACATGTACGCAATCATTAAGAGTGATCGTGCTTTCTTCGATAATATTCCATTTGTAACCGGAAGCATCTTTAATCTGGCAGTTAGCAGGAAGAACCATTCCGCTACGTCCATAACATACAGCATAGAGATAGCTTGCCTGAGCTTTCTTGCGCTGCACATTGGTGTAAGCAAGCGTATTGTCTAAGCTGCCTTCGCTGGCACTAATCGGCGAGCGGTCATAATAATCACGCTCTAAAAGCTGCCACATTCTGTCAAGTTCAGCAGCATACACGCCAACGAGAACGCCTATCATGCTGTTAGGTTGACGGCTAACTGTCGAGCCTAAATTTTGCTCCAAGCTTTTAAAAATATCTTCACGAATCTCCGGCAAACGCTTTCTGACAAAACCGTTAACTGTTACTCCGTACTCCATAGCCTAAAACCTCCTTCCTTACAATCATGCCGTATTCAGTTTCTGCTTCATAGCTTAATAACATTTTTCGCGTAGTAGATTCAAAATCAATATCAATGCTAACTAAATTGCTTACTCCGTCAACTTTTAAAATTTGCTCACGGAAAAGCTCTCTAATTAGCGTAAAATTAGGATTTTTAACAAGCACATAATCGAGATAAGGCACGCCGTGCGTAACATCTAAAAACCATTCACCTAAAAAAGTAAGCAACTGTATTTTTATCTGTTGCGCTACACGCTCAACATTGTCGATGAACAGCACATCACCGTTTAAAGCAAGGTCATGCGTCTTTGCGTTTAAAGCTAAATCAAGCACTTGCATCACCTCCTAAATAACTAGGAACATATATGTCCAATCCGTTCTCTTGACTTTGTGCAAGTAACCCACAATCAAGATAAAGCTTTTCAACAATCGCTTTCTTGTTAGGAGTTTTTACAACATTACCTCTATCCTCTACAAGGCAAATGAAATCCATTTTACTGTTAACTTGCCAGAACGATTCCGCATAATCATTAATCTGCGTAGCTTCAGTAGCCCTAGCTGTCAAAATATCTTTGACAACAGTTTCAAGCTCCGGCTGTTCAGCATCAACAATCTTTTCTCCAGCACTGCCTTCTGCTTGTGCCGATGTTTCAGATGTAGTATATTTGATTTTATCGGCAAGATTTTCTTTTAGCCATTCCCAAGCATACCAATACGGCGTTAAATCAATCCTGCCTACATCAGCATTGTATTCAATGCCGTACTTTTCATCATCTTTGCACTTTAACGCAGCTTTTGTCTGCGATACATAAGCACCACGAATAACAGCACGAACAGAATCAGACACGCTAGCGACATCACTAAAATAGCTATCAATAGCTTTTTCAAGTTGGACAAAATACGTCCACGAGCCTGTTAGTGTAGGGAACGCCACAATGCAAGCCGCTTTTTGTTCCTCATAAGCTCTCAAAACATCTTCTTTCTTCATAGCGTCCCTCCTTTACTGTGACGAACTCGTAGTTCCATGATGATAAGAATGAGTGTGACCGATAAGACTGATACCGCCACCTTGTACATCTCCTGTGCATGTGATTGTCCCTTGCACGTTGATGTTACCCACAATGTTTATCGTGTTACCAGGCGTAAGGCTAATCTTTGTGCTGCCATTAATAACTTCCACGTTATCAGCAGAAATTGACTGCGAGGGCATCATGCCGACAAAACAAAAGCCGTCGGTCAAATCATATTGCCGTGGGTCGTGGTTGTCATCACTCCCTGCGCCTAACCATTCATCAATACTACGCTCAGAAAAAACTATTAAGCAGCTATCTCCTGCTTTAACCGGATAAGTAATCTGTGCCGCTCCTGCGTGGGGCATAAAAACAGGAACACCGTCGATAACAGGATATTCAAGAACCCTATCATCAGCGGTGTATTTCTTTAGCGTTGACTTTACACTGGCAAGGCAAGTAGAAGCATCAAATGACAAAATCGTACCAGGCAAGCAGGTGTGAATGTTGCCTATTTTTTGCTGCATAAGATTTTCCAATCCTTCCAGCGTATCTGCTGTTGCATCAAGGCTCATATCTAATCACTCCTTCGGTACAATCTCATACACTTCAAGCTCCGTATACCAATTCTGTCCGCTATACGAGCCGTTATGCTTTAAGCTTTCTATTTTAAACCACCCTTTTATTTCCTGCGAATCAATGTAAACCAAGTCTCCCGGATTTAATACAGGCTGCAAAAGGCATTTAACATTCCAGCCTGCTTTCTTATCCCTTTTAGGTTGGGTAGTCTTTTTACTTGTTTTTTGTTTTGCTGCTTTTGTTGGACCTTTAAGAAGTTTTTCAACAAAACCAATTAATCCGCTTTTAGGAGTAAGCTTTATAGCTTGCACATTGGTATTACCGCCTTGCTTAATAATCTGCAAGGTGTTGTTTTGAATACTCCATTCTAAATCAGTCCCGGCACACACTTTATCAAGACACTCACGTCCTGCACCAACAAAAGAAAAGCCATTGGCAAACGTCGCAAATTCGCAATCATCAGCATACGTCACTACAAGTCCCATATCTGCTGCAACATCGTCAAGAGCTTTCTTCCTGCTAACATCTTTAGCGTAAGACAAGGACACGATACTATCACGGATAGCAACGTGCCCATCATAAAGCTTCATCTCTGTTACTTTGTCAGAACCACTCATGTAGGAATAACAATCGGTTACCCAGCCGATAAAAATTCTTTTCAAGCCAGCGTCCTCGCTGTACCCCACTTCCAGAATACAGATTGTATCTGCTCTTTCCAATTTGTCAGCAGTCGCTTTTGAAAGGTTATAAATTTTCAGCGAGCAGGAATTGCTTTGTTTAGCAAGGCTTTTTGCAATATCGAACTCTATCTCTAATCCCTGTTCTTTCGCCTTCGCTTCAATAACAACGCCGTCTGAACCTTGTACGCCTAGAGTAATTTTATAAATGCGGTCAAACTGTGCCATAGCTAACCTCCATAAAATTCATCTTCCGTGCAATACACAAGCGTAGCTGCTCCGCTTTGAAAATCATCTCTGCCTACACTTTCTTTGTCTGTCAAGACAAGTAATTCTCCCCTCGGAGCATTACTTTTATGATGATTCATCAACAAGGGAAATTTCGGAACAACGCAAGCGTTAGCAAGAATTACATTGTTGTTAGCGTCCCAAAGGTGCAATGCCCAAAATTGCCCTTCATGGTTCCAGCACATCCTTACTTTATATTTTTTGCCGTCAAAAGGAACGCTAAAAACAACATCATTGCCGTCAGCAAAATTAATCGTAATCATGTTACCTCCTAAAACAGCAAGCCTAGTCCGCTTTTAACGCTGTCTACTCCGCCAGCAAGCCAGCTTTTATTTGTTGCGGTTTCGCTTCCTAGAGAATCACTAATGCCACCAGAACCGTCACTGCCAGGAATATTAGCAGAACCTCCGCCAATGTCAACAGAAGATGTTTTTCCTGCGCCAGCGTTTGCCGCAGTTTCTCCAGCGTTTTCTTCCTGCGACGCTGTTACAACGTTTTCGGGAATTGCCGTTGTCTGCGTAGTTACCTTAACAATCTGCTGAAAAGCTAAGTCAGCATAAATAATGCTTTTCGACGAATCCTGCTTGCTTACTCGGCAAGAAGTCATAACCATGTTGTCATACTTCTTCTCGGGACGAATGATAGTCACAGGCTCCTTCTTATCTCTGATTTCCTCTAAAAGCTGCAAACCGTTAGCAAATTTCTTTTCTCCCCACCCATTCTTATAGAACCACGTTACAGGAGTAGACGAAATGCCGACAGTCATTGTCAGTTTTAAAGGCTTGTTGACAATATGGTCCGCAATTTCAAAACCTGTTTCTACCGGATGTCCTGTTACATCCTGATCATAGGTGTATTCAAAAGATTTTACTATATCAACCTTAAGAGAACCAACCTGCGTAGGATTTTTAATGTTGTAGCCTAAAATGTCTGCAAGCATATTACTATACCTCGCTTAAAGGAAAGTAGTTAGCAACTGGCCAGCCGTTATTGCGACTAACAACATTGCCTACCGCAGTTGCTGTTGCTTCCGGAGAAGTGCTGGCAGTTGTAACTTGAATGTAATTTGTTGTATTGCCGCTATTGGAAATGTTAGAAGAAGTGTTCGTTGCAGTCGGATTACCTAACAAGCGGTTTACGGCAGTGCTGCCAAAATCTGAAATAGGATTAATGATATTATTGTTCACAAAATCTTTTACGCCTTGCATGATGTTTAACTTGCTGATTAATTGGTCAACCCACTTAATAGCGTCTTTTACCCACTTAATCATGTTGTCAAAAAAGCCAGTTATTAGCTGCCATCCCGAATTTATTGTATCGGCAAAAAATGTAGCCAATACTGTTAAGCTGTCTTGTATAAACCTGAAAGCGTTAACAAACAGCATAATCACTCCGGCGATAACATAGCCTATCGCAGCAAGACCGGAAACAAAAGCATTGCCTATTCCTTCCCATAACCAAGAAGTTAAATTCCAAATACCTTGGAATGCCAATTTAAACAGCTCATAGATAAGTTTAGGCACAAAAGCAATAGCTGTTCCAATATCACTAAACCATTGAATAACGCTATCTTTGAAGTTAATGAATTTATTTTTTATAGGCTCAAAATCTCCAAACCAGCGTTTCATCATTGTATCTGCCTTCGGGTCAGTTACCCACTTGTAAAAATCCTGTATAAGCAAAACAACAAGAGCAATCGCAGCTGCAATCAGAAGGAATTTACCCATTAGCAGCATCTGCATAGCCGCTCCCCTTCGTGTTTGGCTGTTGAATGCTATTTGCGCCCCGGTTGCCAAGAATAAAGCATCTCGCATAGCAACAATCCACTTCACAGCAGTTCCAATCATCATTACAAAACTGCTCCATTTTGCCATGCCGAAAAGAATGCCTGCATAAATCGCTGCAATTTGCAGACCAGAAATAAAGTTATCAAGATTAATATTCTCGATGTAGTCTGCAAATTTTGCCATGCGTTTCGCTATGCCATCAACTATGCCCGTCTTGTCCTCAAATTCTTTGAAAAACTTTCCAAGCGCATTTTGCATCTTGTTTGTTGCCTGGCCAACAGTCCAAGGCATTTTACCTAACTCCATTTTTAAGCGGTCAGATTGCCCACGAATAGCATTAAAAACATCTTGTGCAGTTAATTTGCCTTCGCTGCCCATCTGCCTTAACTGTCCGATTGTAGTACCCATGCCTTCGGCAATAGCTTTTGCAAGTCTAGGAGCTTGCTCCATAATGGAGTTTAATTCATCACCACGCAACGTACCGGAACCCAAAGCCTGACCTAACTGTACCAACGCAGCTTGCTGAGATGAAGCATCACCACCACCGAGTAACATTGCGTTGGATACGTCCTCAGTAAACAGCAGAATATCTTTAGTGCTTTTCTTCAGCTCCTGCGCATTACGTGCAACAGACGTATAAAGCTCAGCCGTGGATTTATATTGCTGACGAGTACGGCTGGCAATGTTGTAAATCTCTTTTTGAACAGCTTTTGATTCCTGCTGGCTTTTGGTTACGTTGTTTACCTGACCTTCAATAACCTTCCATTCGTCAATCGTTTTAACGATGCTTCCGAGAGTTAGCGAAACGCCAGCGAACATAGCCAGACCGCTTAACTTTGAAAATAAACTATCTACTTTATTGCCAGCTTTATCAGCAGAATCGCCAACACGTTCAAGCCCTGTTTTAACTTTTTTGGTTGTCTGCTCTACTTGCTTAACATTCGAGTTATTTACTTTGAAGCCAATCGCAATAGCTAAACTTCTTACGTCCACGGCGCATCAGCTCCTTTCTTTTTAGGGTGGTCAAGATAATATCTTTGTACATCACTCTGCATATCAAGCAGAGCGTTTATTTTGCACAAATCGCCTAAAGTTACAGTACCTTCTTTTATTTCTGTAACAGTAACTACCTTAGCCAACACTGGCCGCCAAATAAAAGATTCAGCGGTTAGTGTTGGCGATAAGGTGCCGGGAATTTCTACTTGCTCACCAACATCTCGCGGACTCCAGAGAGGTTGGGAATTAAAGCGAAAAAATCTCCGAAATTTACCTCAATAATAAATTTTTCAAGCTTAAGCAGTTCAACAAGCTTACCAGTAAAAAGCTCATTCATAACATCTTCTGTCAGCATAATAGCTTCTTCTTCGCCTTTAATCTTAACGCTGACATATTCAGCATCAAGCAGACGTTCAGAGAACTGTGCCAGCACTTCACCATTAAAGCTTTCACCTAACTGCGCAAGGATAGCACCGATATTGATTTGAGCACCTAATAATGCTTCTTTCACATTTTCCGTTTCGCCGTCAGATGTTAACCCGCCTTTTAAAGCGGCAGTAATAGCTTTCTGTAAGTCACCATATAGTTTCAAGCCTTGCAACGGAGGAAAAGCACGAACATAAAAGGTATTCGCACCGATTTTTCTGTTCTTTACTTCAAATTTTGCCTGTCTCATTTTTTACTCCTTAGCTATGACCACCAACTAAAAATGCTTCATCGGGGACAACAGCCATGAATACCCATTCACATTTTCCGTCAGAAGCAGATTTGCCACGCTGAAAGTTAGGCTTCTTAACAATCCATGCCTGGTCGCTAACCATAACGCTGTCACCGCTCAAATCCTTAATAACCAACGGTAACAGGCCTGCGCCGTTTTGATTGTCAGCATCTTGAATTAAGCTCAACGCCGCATTGCTAGAGCTAGACTGCAACAGCGTTACGGTGACTTGCTTTAAGACAGATGACGGGTCAATACTGCGAACAATTTCCTGGTCACAGCCAACGATAGCGGAAATTCCGTCACCTTGTGTTTCAACATTAATAAAAGTACCTTCGTCAACGCCAGTCAAGATAAGAGAGCCGAACAGCACTTTAACCTTCTTCGGGTCGTATGTCTTTACTCTTGCCATTTAATTGTCCTCCTTTAAGCCTTTTGAATAAGGTTCTCATAAGTCAAAGAACCATTAATGTTAACAGCATGGATAGCACCTGCAAGACGTGCGGTAAACCTTACATCGTCAAGAACTCTTTGTGCTTTCTTGTTTGCGCTAATATTAGCAGCTTTAGGAACTGTAATAGTGTAGCCAAGATTTCTGTTGCCATCATCATCATATTCAGTCGGAGCGATACCGCCACGGTCTTGACCAAGCTTCAGAACTTTATTCAGCACACCTTCGACAAGCGCAATGCCAGCATCAGTGTACGGCAATTTCTCACGATTAATAAGCATTGCAAATTCTTCTGTTTTAATGGTTTCGACAAGCCAGTCACGGAAACGGATAACATCAATCCATTCACCTGCACAAGTCTTGCCGTTTTGAGTAATGCTGACGTTCTCCGAGAAGTTTTCAAAGGTATTGTAGTTTTTGGCAGTCAATGCAAGATATTCTGTTTCGGTTAAATCATCATTTGAAATGCCGGAAAGCTTTTTGTTGGCCCAGGTTTCACCGCCGGGATATACAGTAAAGCATCTGGACATTACAGCTGCTTCAGGAAATTCCTTTTCTGCTTCCTTATGATAAAAAACGAAAGTGCGATAATAATTTTTCGCTTTCAGCTTACTGCCTGTATCTGTTGCAACGCCAGCTTGCAACGCATCGGCTTCAGCAACAGATGTACCATACAGCTTTGTATGAGCTTCAACCCATTCTGCCATTTCCATGATTTTTGCAGATGTACGGTCAACATAGCACAAGCCATACCAATCGTTGTCAACAGCACAAATCTTATTCATGTTATCAGCAGCGGAGCTATCAGAGTTCATTCTACCGATTTTGACTTTCTCATAATGCGGAATCTGGCTAAAAGCTTGTAATGCAGCTTTATAAACAGCATCCTCAGCGGTCCAACCTAAATCTAAAAGCTGGTCAGCGTCCGTAATGGTCAATACATACGCCGGAGCAGCGTGCTCATGTGCAGATACAATCATTAGCGTATTAAAGCCATTGGATGAAATGCCTGTAGTATTCAAAGCAATCTGCACATTGACTAATCTGTCGATATTTGCCATATTTTCATCTCCTTAATTTTCTAATTCTCCCATGATTTCAACTTTTACAATCGTATCGCCGTCAGCAGGATGTTCGTTGTTATCTTTGCCGTTATTCGTAGTGCCGTTTATTTCTAATTTGTTGAACCATTCTGCACCCTGGCTAAGCAGCTCACGGCAGTACGAAACAGTCAAATCAACCGACGCTCGTTCCTGCCACGTTCTGCCATCCAATGAAGTTGTAATGTCTTGCACTTGCTCAACACTGTTTATAGCCACATTTGCAGAATCATACAAGTTAATCATATCCGGCATTTCGAGATAAAGTTTAAGCTTCGACAGAAGTTCAACAGCACCCTCGCCGAGAGCTTGTATGTTTAACGTAGCTTCAATGATACCCGCATTGCTGTACTGTGCTGTTTCAGTTAAAAAAACAACCTCGTTCCCTATACTGCGTTCAGCCAGAAGATCAACGACGATGTTTAATTCATTTACAGCTGGAGGTTTCATCTTTGCTCTGCGAATCGGAATCGGATAATATATTTTTTGTAATACCGAAATAAAAAAATTCAGTACGTCAGTACGAGTATTAGCTTCTTTCAAAATTCGCTCACCTCTACTGCATATGCACGGTAATGGTTAATAACATCACTTTGAAAAATATCGCTGGCAACCACTTCAAAAAGCTTTCCACGCCATTTAAAGCGGTCAGCCATTGTATTTGTTCGTTGGTCATCAACATAAAGTTCCTTGTCGGTATATACTTTTACCGCTCTAGCAGTTCTGCTACCTTCAGGAAGTAACATCATTTCATTAGCTTTAAGCAGCTGCACACTGGCTAACACTTTAAACTCTTGTGGTGTAGGATACATATAGGTTCCGTTGGCAAGCAGTTCAGGACTGCCGTTGTAACGCAGGACAGTTATCAGCTTTCTAAAACTACTCATGATTAGCACCTTTTCTTTCAATGACATAGCGAATTGATTGTCGCAGATGCCCGGTATCAATTAATGGTTTAGAACTTTTCTTGCGCTTTATTGTAGCAGGAGAGTTCGGGACAAACGGTCCGTCGACGATTTTTCTTTGAACCATACCTTGTACAACATTGCCTAACTGATTAAGAGCAGCGTTTGTTCCTAGTCCAAATACAGCACCATTGGCAACACGTTGAATCATTTTGTCAATCATAGGCAGATTTTCATCATACGCAGAACGCAGGAAAGAGCGTTGGGGCATATTGTCCAGTCCAAATTCATGTATCGCTGCAATAACAGCCAACGGCTGGTCAGTGTTGCGAATGCTTCCGCCTTTCCCTCGCCGTACAGCTTTGTCTTTAGCTTGTACGCCAACCTTAACCACAACGCCGTCAAGGTCTTTGTTTAGCGTTCGTATGATACGATTTAAACCTAAATCTTTATCCTCTACTCTACTCATAACGCATTATCCAATCTTGTTACTATCGGAACAACGCACATAGAGCGCAGACGTTTAAATTCAATGCCATAGTACGTCTTGTCCAACATATCGAAAGAAGCTGACTTGTCACCATATGAACGTTGCAAGTCACCTTCTTTTTCCGACGTTACAGAGCCTGTAATACCAACATCAGATGAGCCGTTTTCTCCAGACTGCGCAATAAGCTGACGCAGGACAACGTGATGCGCCATAAGATAAACGAATGCTGTTATATACATATTGCCAAAAACACTTTCTGACAACATAGGCGAAACAAGATTAATGTAGACTTCTAATTCTTCATCAGTAAGAATCAGTTCGGGGCAGATAACAGAAAAAGCTTGCTTTATTTTATCTTTAGTTTCCGTTAACATTTTTCTTTGCCATGTTTACAAAAGCAAAAATAACGGAATAAATATCTTCTGCGGTTTCTGCGCCCTCTACATTAATATTGTATTTCTTAGCGAAAGCAGTCAAAGAACGCTTGCTGGATTCAGCGGACAGTCCTGCAAGGTCTGCTGCCATATCATCAACATTTGCTTCTTTAGCATTGCCTTTCTCAACAGTAATCATTTGTTCTTTGATGTAGGCTTTTACAATAATGTTTTCGCCCCATTCATCACCAACGATGCCGCACTGATCAGGCATGATATATTTACCGTCGATATTAATTACAGCTTTAGAGATGTTTTTAACTTTCATTCACTTTCCTCCTAAAAAAGAAAATGCCCTCTCATGCGAAAGGGCAGTATATAGTAAAATTAGATGCCAGAAGCCTTGTTCATGGACAGCGGATAGTAAATCAACACGCCAGCGGTACGAACCTCGCAAGGAACTTCAAATTCCAAGCCTTTTTGCTGAATAGTGTGCTGAGTGAACGGCAGCGGAACTTCCAGGGTTTGGTGGTCTGCATCCTTAACGTATGCAATCATCATATCCAAGCCGCCTACACCTGCGCCAGCCAGCTCATTGGCTTTCAGTACGGTTACATCCGGGTTATTGCGTTTAAACACAGACAGAATGGAATCTGCGACTACATCAGAATAAGGGGTAGAAGCAATGTAGTTGTATTGATCCGGCGGCAGTACGAGAGTATTCGGATTTTCTACGTCATTAGTCTGCTTGCTAACAGAATTAATAATGCCGTTCATATCACGCAGAATCTGAACAGCGGTTTTGTCTTTGAATTTGGTAGAAGAACCAGTACCACCAGCACCATCGGCAGCAACAGTGTAGTTGCCAATGTTAGGATTATCCAGCAAGCCTACAACGCCATGTTTAGCATCACCATGGAATGCAATGCGGTTAATATATTCGTCGAGAGCACGGCGAACAGCAATAGCCTTGCGAGCAGTCAGCGGTTTTCTTGCCATAGCAGCACGACGCAAGTCCTGCATGGTGTAGCCATATGCTGCACCGCCAGCAATAACTTTAGCAATGTGTTCTTCAGCCAGCACATCTACACGAGTAAAGTCGGTTGCATAGTTGGCGATAGTCTTTGCCATGCCAACAGAACCCAAGGACTGATAGCTGATAGTGTCAGCGCCGGGGTCAACGTCAGAGGACATATCAAACAGTTTCAGCGCATTCAGATTAGCGAATTTCTGGTCATAGGTTTTTGCCTTTACAGCTTCGAGTTCTTTTGCGACAAAAATAGTATCGCCTGCGTCTTTACGCAAGCCGTCGCAACGCTCAATAACATTCAGGTCTAATTCATCATAGTGCATTTGAGTCATTACTATTTCACCTCTTCTTTTCTAATTAACCAATTTCGATAACTGCCAAGCCTGCCTTGTCGCAGGAAGTGATAAATTTAGCACCGCATCCAAGAGCTTCAATGGTGCCAGCAGCAACAGCATCTTTAACAAACGTGCCGTCAGCAAGTTTCAGATGAGCTTCGTCACCTGCGTTAACCGCACCTCCGGTAGTTACCCATACACGACCTTTAGTCACAACAGGAACAGTGTAATTCTGCGGATAATATTTTTTGCCAGCTTCAGGCGGCTCAATATGGGTATGCAGAGTAACGCCGATAACTTTCGCACCGTCACCGGATGCGGACGGAGATTTCACCTGATGCTCTGCGTCAGTGCCACGGATAACGGCGCAAGCAGCACCAATACCGTCAGCTTCTTCAACAGCAAAGGAATCTACAGTATGAGAGGACAAATCATACAGCGCACCAGCAAAAGCTTTGTCCATGGTTAATGCATAATTAGTAATTGCCATTGTATTCACCTCTTTCTTATTCTTCGCCGCGCATACGTGCAATCATGCGGCTACGTGCATCGTTAGCAGAATCATTCTTAGTTTCTTGCTTTTCAGCACCGCCTTTAGCTTTTACGGCTTGATTTTTTGCGTTATCATTGCGAAGCATCTCTTTAGCAGCAGAATATGCGCCGTTAATATAAGCATCAGATACACCGTCAAGCTTAAAGCTTTCACCGAATGCAGCTTTGACAATGCCTTCTTTTAACTCAGCGTTGGTCAAGCCATCGGTTTTTTCAACCTTAGCAATTTTAGCGGTTTCTTCCAGCTCCGCACGTTCCTGCATATCAGCCTTTACAGCTTCAACAGCCTCTTTTACAGCTTTCTCTTTTTCAGCGTCAGCAGCATCAACTTTAGCTTTCAAAGCATCACGCTCTGCGGTCATTGCATCAGCTTTAGCTTTTAAAGCGTCAGCATCAGCTTTAAGAGTGGTATTTTGTTCTTTTACAGTTTTAAGCTCAGTGTTAGCAGTATCAAGCTTTACACGAGCGTTTTCTTCTTTGCTTTGCAAAGAGTTGACGTAGTTGGCAATTTTTTCGTCAACTTCAAAATCAACAGAATCAATTTTAATTTTCATTTTCGTTTCTACTCCTTCGATAATTTCGTCACCGTCAAGATTAAGCCGTGCTTTTGCTCCGGCACGTGCCCTATCAACAACGGCTAAATGATTGATACGAATATTGCGTTGGATAGCATCATATTGCTGTCCGTCCGGTGTAGTGCCTGGCGTTTCCTCAACATCTACTCTGTAACCTAAAGACAAGCCACGCTTTTCACCGATAGCAGAGGGATTATGGATAACAATGTCACAGGCAATGTTTGTTTCGTCCTTCGGATAACCGCTGGACAAAATCGTGCCAATGGCTAAATCTTGTGCGGTATCACTGTTTACAATGCCGCTGGCAGGATGTCCTACCACAATAGGCTTGCCGATAAAGCTTGCTTCGCTGTCAGTGTCGAATACTTCCTCCGGCGGTCTGTACTCTCGTCTAATAGTCCCGTCTGGCTGTTGGTAGATATAGATGCCAGTACGTGCCACGATTGGAGAATCACGCAAGAAGCCGTCAGCGTCAGTAACTGCACCGCTAACAAACATCCATGAATCAATGCGTTCATATCGTTGTACACTTCCCAAAAAATTCACCTCCTTATTTTGGGGTATATAAAAAGCATATGCAATTTGTCGCATATGCCTTCTAACTTAATTCTTTACTTTTCTTTACATTCACCCTACCCATTGGAACTGCTGTTGTCATGTTCCATTGCTCCAGGTCAATAACAGGTAATGCTACGCAGCGGCAGTTATAATCCATACACGGATGATATTTCGGAGAAGGATAAACCTTTATGCCGTTAATCTCGCCCATCTTATCGCTGTTCCAATAGAAGTATTTCCCATCCATTTCAGCATGAGAAGGTCTGACACGTTCATCATGTGACGATGACCATTGATACACGCTTATACCGCAATCAACCTGCCTTCTCATCGTTATAATGCCGTTCAGATTGCCTACCTCATTCCTTGCAATAAATTTTGCTCGCTTGTCGGTAGTGTTAAGCAGTACCTTGATTTCTTCTTCAACTTCGCTCATGGCAGTACCACGCTGAACAGCATTGCTTACAATGATTTGTAGCTTTTCGATGTAGGTATTGACTATGCTGTCCACAAGCCTGCCTTGCTGCGCTTTCCATTCCGCTTTTACTGTATCAAGTAAAACCGAATCATTTAAAAACACATCAACGCTGACTGCTTCCGCAAAGGCACTGATAACATTAGCATCGACAACGCTGGACACGCCAGCAAGAATAAGCTCTAATTCGCTTATAGCTTCCTCAACAGTCATGCTCTTTAAAAGCTCTAAAAGTATCGCCTGAACGAAAGCATCTGTAACGGTGCTGTCATCGTCCTGACGCAGTGAATATGTCAGCATTGGTATATTGTTATTCGTGGCACTTTTTAAACGTCTTACAACGGCTCTGAGGACGCGATAATAATCACGTTCAAAATTCTTTGGATATTTTGGACGCTTCTTTACTTTAAGGTAACGTATTGATTTCTTCTGTTTCTTCATCATCTAAATCCAGCTCACTTTCTGTAACTGGAATATCGCCACGCTCTTTAAGGTATTGGCGTGCTTGTGTTGCGTCTAACAGTTGATTATCAACTAGGTCAAAAACAAGCTTAACAACGGCAGCTCTTACTTCTGCCTGCGTCTTGTCGACGTTGGCTTGTTCCAGATCATTTAGCGGTTCGATTGCCTTAAATTTAATGCTCCACTTTTCAAGCTCCTTGCCGTTGGTAGGTCCTTCTTTTGAAAGCTGGATAAGTCTTACAAGATACTCTAACGCAGGACGAATTTTCCTGCGTTGAATACGTCTGACGTTATCGTAGTAAATCTGCAGGTCGCTCTTACCTGTGCTGTTCATGCCAGCTGGAGAACGCCCAAACAATACAGTAAACGGATACCCGGTAACAGCACATAAAGCCTGCTCAAACTCTTGAATAATATCCGTCAAGCCTGTGAGCGGAATGTTGAAAATGCCGTATTCATCTTCCTTGTCAACGGCTACACTGCCATTAATTCTGCGTGAGTAGTCTATCAGCTCTAAACGCCGAATAACAGCTTGCGTGCCGTCTTCTCTTGCCAGTAAATTGCTTAAGCCTTCTAGCTTTAACAGTGACGTGCTAACCTTATCCATTATGTCGATTGTTTTATTCATTGCAGTTTTTACACGGTTCAGCGCAGCCGGAACACCATCCAGGCAGGATAAGCCAGCACCATTATTAGCAATGCGCTCTATCTTTGGCAGCATTTCGCCGTCAAAAACCAGCAGTCTGCTTCTGTGTGCTTTGAACTGATTTCCGTTCGGTGGCGAAATCATGTAAAACTCCGGCTTGCCAAAATTTGCATCTCGAATATCTGTATCAAGATAAATTGAGGTTGTGTCCGGGTAAATATCTCGCTTGTCAAAAATTTCTAATCCGTTAATCCTGCGTAAACGGTTGATATTAATAGGTTCGCTTAACTCCTGGCCATCGTCAGCAAGGATAAGAGCACAAGACATACCGAACAGTCTGTCCCAATATAAAGCTTCTGTAAGCTTTTCCTGCACAAACAGCGTTTCAAGCTCCTGCAAGATACAATCGTCAGAATCGCCTTCGATTTCTATAAAATTCTTCATAGCATCATCGGCAGCCATTGTAACAATTCTACGCACAAGAGCATTTCTGTACATTGTAGCCAAAGCCTGGTCTGTGAGTTTTCGCTCGTTCAGCAGACCTTCATAATTGCGAGCTTTACGTGCAATAAAAGCATCTTTAAATCCGCTGTCTGCACGAATTGAATTATCTTTTCTTTTTACCATTATTCCTCCTAGCTCGTTAAGCCGCCCCAGCTGCGGGAGTTCATTAGCTTGTTAAACGCATCACTTGACGCATCCACCATATCATCATGCTTGCTTTCCGGGAACGATTCAAGTTCTGACAGATACATATCATTCCATTCACTTTTAAGGATAAGGACATTTCCTGCCTGTACCTGTGAAGCAAATGGAGTAGCACGAACCTCTTTGCTGCCTGTCGGCGATACAATCTCTACCGAGTAACCTGCAAGCATTGATACAAGGCTTTGAGCTTGCGCCTTGCCTGCCTGTCCAGGGTCTTGCGGTATCGTGATTTGTACGAATTTATATTTACCCTGGTCAATCGCCGCCATGTTGCGCAGAAGATTTCTTGCATCATTTGCCTTTATCTGCTTGCGCTTTACATCAAGAACAATTACTCTGCCATCGTCAAGCAGTCCCATTAACACGCCTGCTGTTGCGTCAGGATCAGGGTTGAGCGGCGTAGGCTCTGTTGCAGCCAAGTCCCAAGAACGTGCATAAGCAATGATATTTTTCGGTACTGCATCAACAAAAGTGAAGTTTTCTGTTTTAAAGTACATACCAGCGGCAGGACGAATCTTCCAGTTACCATACAGCAGACGTTCTTTGTCAATCTCTGCCAACGCTTTAAGGTTTGCCATGTACGACGGGTCTTTAGCCATTAAAACTTTGTTGTCCGTCAACTTTGATGCTATAAACGTAACCGACTTGCATTCTTCGACATTTACGCCGTGCTCCTTTGCGAGTTCATGCGGATTGCTTCCCCAATAAATCGTATCATTCAGGACGCACATATAACGCACAACACCGCTGCGCTCGTAGATTGGATAGCCTGTATCTTGATTTATCCACCAAGAAATAAAATCAGCTACCCAACTATCGCTGTCCGGGTTGCACGTTGCTCTTACATAAGGACGAATACCGCACGTTGAACGGTTACGAGAAAGCATATACAAAAATTGGTGTCGGCTAAAATGCGTCAGCTCGTCAAAAGCCAGATAGCAGATTTCTGAGCCTTGCCAGCCTTGTAAATCTTCGTCACGCTCCAAATGCGCAAAATGAATTCTTGCTCCGCTGGGACTAAAAAACCAATGTAGTTTTGGAGTTTTCTTGGGTTTTGCGCCTTGCACTTGTCCATATATTTTGTTAGCAGCATCCCACAAACCGCCTGAAGCTGTGATTTGAGTGTAATTTTTTCGGAACACAACGCCGCTAAATCCTGCTATATCTTTGTGTCTTAGGCCTTCCAGGAGAAGCGCAAAGGTTTTTCCACCGCCAGCCGCTCCACCATAAATTACAATATCAGCAGAAGAACACATGAAAGCTGTTTGCGGTCCCGGTTGCGGAGTTAGATACAGAGGCTCAAATGTATCTCTGCCGTTATTTGGAATGTAGATAGATTGGTAAGCGTCTATTGTTTCAACGCTTGCATCTTCCGCTAGCGACAATATACCTCCGTCAGCTCCTGCCAATGTAGCAAGAGTGCGAATTGCATTAACATCACTTTCTTTTAAAGCTTTGTTAAGCAACTTTGCTATCATTAAGGCTTGATAGTTTTGATCTTGCTCGTCTAAGCCGAAAGCGTGTAAAAAACTTTTTGCTTTATCGTCGTGGACTTGTGATTCAAGTATCGTCTTTGCTATCTGCTGTAAGTTTTTTTTCACCCGTCTTATTTCACCGGATTTTTTGCCGCCAACAGTTCCTCTTTTCCTTGCTTCATCCTTGCTTCGGACAGGCCTTAAATTGCTAACATTTCCTCGTGCTGGCACATTAAAACACCTGTCCTTTCTTTAGATTTTATTTGCTGTCTACAAGGTAAAATTCTTTTCGCAGCTCTGCGTTTACCAAGAATTGTCCACCACAAGAAGCAGTCTTTGTTTTTACTCCTGGCTTTTTAATTCCTCTAGCAGTCATACAAGAGTGTTCGCCCTGAATAACTACAATAACGTCCTCTGTCCCTAAAATTTTTGTAAGAATGTCGCGAATTTCCTTGCCGATACGCTCTTGAATTTGCAGACGTTTTGTTACTGCGTCAGCAATACGTGCAATCTTGCTAATGCCGATAACTTTACCGTTAGGGATATAGCCTACATCAACAGTCATGTTATACATGAGTGCGATATGGTGCTCGCAATAAGAAAAGCAGTTGATGCCTTTTAACACCACCATATCATCGTTATCACAGGAAAAGCACTTGTTGAATTTCTTTGCGATTTCATCGTTGCTGACACTTGCGTACTCTAATTGCTCCATTAGCATTTTTGCGAACCGTTTAGGAGTTTCAAGAAGTCCCTCTCGGTTCGGGTTTTCGCCGATGCCCTCAATAATAAGCCTTGCTGCTTGTTCTAGCTTTTTAGCGTCCATGTTACACGCCCCTTTTATCTTTATCCCAAATAATTTTATGAAGCTGCACTTGTACGCAGATGTTATGCGGCGATTTTTTTGCGTACTCTACAAGCTCCGCAGGTTCGATTGCGCCCCACACTGGCGAGATGTAAATTTTTGCCTGGCATTTGATTTTTTTGCAATGGTCAAGCACCCGGTCTACGTCGTTAAAATCTTCTTTGCTGCCAACTACAAATTTTATAACGTCCTTTGCGTTAAGGTGCTTGTAATTATCCATTAGCATTTTATTAGATTCACCAGACGTGCCGCACTTGTAATCAATGGTATAAAAAATACCGCTTAACCTTTTTTTGTAAAGCGGTACAGCACCATTTGTTTCAATATTCACCTCATATTTGGCTTTGTGCAGCAGTTCAAGAAGTGGTTGCAAGTCGTGCAGGAGTGGTTCACCGCCGGTAATAGTTACACGCTTGCAGTTATACTCGCTTATCTCATCCATAAGCTCCTGCTCATTAAAACTGCTGGCAGCATCTGCGAATCGTTGAGCATAGATTGTATCGCAATAACTACAACGTAGGTTGCAGCCAGCCAAACGAACAAATACAGAAGGATAGCCGGTTCGCTTTCCTTCTCCTTCGATACTTTTAAATATTTCCACTACATTATATTTCATACACGGCAACATTCCCTTCGCTTTCCTGCACTGACACCTTAACGCAGTGCGGGACTTTTTCGCAAATCCAACGAGCAATGTTTTCTGCTGTCGGATTGCATTGTAAAACGTCGTTTAAATATTGATGGTCAAGCATATCAGAAACAAGGTTTTTAATATGCTTGAAATCTACTACCATGCCGTTAGCGTCTAAGGTTTCGCTTTGGCAAGTTACGCAGATAATCCAATTATGGCCATGTAAATTTTTACACTTACTTTCATAATTTAAAGAAAGTTGGTGTGCTGCCGAAATTTCTAATCGTTTTGTTACTGTATACATATTAATCCTCCAACGCAGGGTCTTTCACGCCGTTAGCTTCAAATGCCATCGCACGGTCAATACACGTTCCGCAAGTTCCGCAAGGCTTTTCTCCGCCCTCGTAGCAGCTCCATGTAAACTGATATGGTGCGTTAAGCTCTAATCCAAGCTTAACAACGCCTGCTTTATTTAGATTGATAAGCGGTGCTTCAAGATGTGTGGTTCGTCCGCTACCCTCAAAAATCGCTTTATTCATATAATCAACGAATTCAGGTGTACAATCAGGATATGCTCGCCCCGCTGCATCGTCAGCATGAGCACCATAATAAATAGCTTCTGCTTCTACGCTTACAGCAACAGCGGCCGCATAAGAAAGTAACAGACCGTTTCTGAACGGCACATAGGTATCAACAGTACCTTCACCGCCAAGCTCTTTAAGTTGTTCTGCATAGGATTCATGTTTAATATCATGCTTGCTTTTAGCCAGCAATGGGCAATCGCTCATAGAGAACGCCAGCGACAAATCAGTTTCTTTATGGTCTACGCCATAAAAAGCAGCGACTTTTCTTGCGCTTTCAATTTCTCTTTTATGTCTTTGTCCATAAAAAGCAGATAAGGCTAAAACTTTTTCTGTACCATATTTTTTGACTGCAATAGCTAAACAAGTAGTGCTATCTACACCGCCGCTTAATAAAACAACTGCTTTTTTCATTTGTTATTACCTCTTTTCAAAAATGAGTCTTTGCATACTCTTGAAATTTTACCCATTCTACAAAATTATTAATAGCTACTTCTTTATTTTTTACTCGCATACCAGTAGGCTTATTATATTTAACCATCGTTTTTCCATCGAACTTATATACTGCCCCGAATCTATTTCCAGATACCCACGCAGTAGAATCTACACTGTCAAAATGAAAGCGCGGCAAATATTTTAATTGAGTAAATCCCAAACCGTGAATTTTAGCTCCATGCGAGTGTGCTTCTTTGATAAGCAAAGGAAATTTTTCAACTTCACCTTTTGTAAATTCGCCGCTAACATAACCGCCTATTGCAACATACTTATACCGCTTGCACATTTCAATAAAATCTTTCATGCCACGGCTTTTATGCCATACAGGAATCGGTGACCTTCCAACTTTTTCAGCAATGTATTTTCTGATTTTCAAAACTTCTTCGTAGCCTGCAATAGGGTCAATGTCAAGCTCAAAAAATTTCTGCACATTGTATTTTTGGATATACGCAATATAAGAATCTACATAAGTTTTTAAATCAACTTTTTTCGCATTGCCCATCAACATGCTGAATGCTCCAGAATCGAGCATATAATCACTATACAGCGGCAAGTATTCTACTGATTTCGGCGTTGTCATAAGGAAAGATTCAAGGATATACGGTCGAAGAACTTTTGATTGTTCGGAAAGTTCTTCAACCCTGATTTCTATTCCCGCAAGATGAATTTTCATGTTAAGGATGCTCTCCTTTGCTTTTATGTTCTCTTGATCTGGCCAAAATGCTCTTTGGAACCAGTTCCATCCTCCCCCGGCTGCTGCCAGAAAGATTTTCATTACGTTTTACCCCTCCCATTTCTTTTAACGTAGGAGCAACATATTTATTCCATTGTCCACCGCCTATTGCAAGATATAAATTCATTATTGCCCCCCCAAATAGCAACTCACGGTAGCTCATACCGCCAGCTAAATACAGTTTCATATTTCAAATTCTTCGCCGCAATGTGGGCAAGTAACAGTTTTAGGCTTATGCTCGTTACTATTAGATGTAGGAGCATTTTCGAAAAAATCCCCTATTTCGCCGCCTAAATCATGTGATTCAAAACCAAACTCACCCATATCTAAACTTTCGATTTGTTCCAGCTCTAACGCCAACTTTTCAAAATCCCAGCCAGCAAGTTCCCCGGTTTTATTATCTGCCAGGCGATAAGCTCTTGCTTGCTCATCGGATAAGTTTCCGGCAACAATTACCGGTGCTTCAGCCAAACCTAACTCCTGTGCTGCAAGATAGCGTGTATGACCTACAATGATAACATTATCTTTGTCTACTACGATAGGTTGATTGAAGCCAAACTCTTTGATAGAGTTAGCAACCTTTTCAACAGCTTCTTCGTTGTTTCTTGGGTTGTTTTCATACGGCGTAATGTCTGATAACGCCATTAATGTAATTTTGTTTCTTAAATCCATGATGTACCTCCATTTTTTACAATAAAAAAGGACAGTGCTTTTTTACACTGTCCAATAAAACTATAATAATTTTAGCAACTCTTCCGCTCGCTGACGGTCAGTTTTGACGATTTTTGCGAATTGCTTTATAAGCTCCCATTCATCATCGAACGCTCTAATATTGCGTCCCTTGCGTTCGCCAGCAGCAGTCTTTCCTTTCGGTCTGCCTGCTCCCTCACGAACACCGCCCCATTTTTTACTTTCCATGTTAACTCCTACTTATCCACCAATACAACATTACAATTCCACTAGCTAAGCCATGCGCCCACAATACCCATTCATGCAGGCTCATTTGAGGAAAATTTCTTACTGCTTCGACTACAATGCCAATAGTGAACAACCAAATTAGTATTTTCATTTTTGTTAAAACGTGGTAGAATATAGGCAGGAGGACGATTGCTCGTCCTACCTGCCGCCCTCTTTATTTACGCTTTCTGGACTTGCGATTTACAGGGGGCTTCTTTTTTTGCTGCTTTTTCTTTAACTTCTCCTGTATTTGGAGAGCCGTTAATACGGAACTTAATATAAGTGAAACCGTTTCGGCAGCATCTTTTAAATTCTGATCCACGTTTTGTACCTCCTTTCTATACTTATATTATACTACGTTTTTGTTTATTTGTAAAGTGTTTTTTCAAAAATAATTATAAAAAGACGGTACTTTTTGTACCGCCTTGCTTTTATTTTACTCTAAACTGCAACGCAGGAACTTTTTCGCTATCTCCATAAGCATCGGTATATCTGCTGTTGATTTCAACAAATCCTTCAAGAACGTAACCTTCTTGCTGGAACAGCCAAGCAGTTCTAATTGCTTCGGTATACGTTGCTGAAAATGTAAATCTTTCAATTCCGTTTGCTTTCATGCAAGCCACTATTTCAGGTACTTGTTCATCCCAGATAACCTCGGAAAGGTTAAGATTGAGATTGCCATGCTCCCTGGAGCTTTGATATTCACGCCAAATATGAATAGCACTTTTGCCAAAGTTATTTATTTTGGCAATGGCTTCATAATGAAGCTTTCTGGCTTTTTCTTTTTCTTCGTCATTTTTTGCTGCATCAAACGCAGCGATTGCTTGGAGTTCCTTTTGATAAGCTTCTTCAAAAATATTTTTCATTTTAACCGACTTCCTTTACTCTTTATTTAGCAGGTACTTTATCTTCCCTACACTTATATTATACTACATTATACTATTTTTGTAAAGAGTTTTCTTTATAGAACATCAGTTGTGTTTTATATATTTAAAAAGCCGTCTACATTTGTAGGCGGCTTTTTGAGTACACAACATATTTTTAGGAGAAGGATTTATCATCCAACTGTTGCATCTTAATTATATCATTCCTTTAATTGCCTTGTAAATGACACCTTACTGACATGATTTTAAAAGGTGCTCTATTTGTACCCTTGCGAACTCTGCATCTTCGGCTGTGTAGACTTTTTCGCAGTAACCATTACAGCAAGGCTTTGCCTGGTCTTTCTTGTAGCTAAGAATAACATTCTGGTATACAGCAAGCTGGCGCATCTGCTCATAAGCTCCAATGCTTATAACGTGCTCCCAAAACGCTCTTAAGCTATCTTCACCCTTGCTATAAGCATATATATACTCATTTAGCAGTTCATTGAAAAGCTTATCCATTTTTAGCTCTGCACTTTCTTATCTTAAGAGCATTGCTGGAAGGATTTTCGCCAAGATACACGCCTTTGGTGTACGGCAGATATGCTGAAACAGTGCTCTTGCTTACACGTAATTTTTCAGCTATGTTCTCCACGCTGTAACCTTGCTCATGCAAATCATTGACCTGTATGGACATATCGCTTTCGTATGCTCCGGCATCAATGAGAACCTTCCTGACTTTCTGCTCCGAAATGCGGAACAGTGCAGCTACTTTTTTAATGCTGCCTTCGGCATTGTAAGACTTGATAATATCTTCCGGCTTCAAGAGATCACGCCCTTTCGATTTGCTTATCTATACTCATCCTCATTCCAGACAACAATCTTATTAGCTTTCTGTTGTTGCATATACGCCTGTAATTCTTTGGCAAAGTCTTCGTGTTCCTTGATATAGGCTTTGACTATCTCATAGCACTCTGCGTAGTGCTTGCCTTCCTTGTTCTTGTTATTGGTAGCAATCTTAATAGCTGCATTAAACAGTGTAGCACCGCACTTATTTTTAGCATCTATAAAATCTGCCAACGCTTCCGGAACTAACACCGTAATAGTTTTTTTCTGCTTATCGTAAGAATCGTTTAAAACGTCGCAGAAACTGTAATCAGTCTTATATGCCTTGTAGGACATTGTTACATGTTTGCAACCAATTTCTGCTTCTACAGTACGGCGCTCTTTGTAACACTCGGAGCATACGCCATATTCTTCAAAATAACGAATCTTACGTTCACGCTCATCACCTTTGCCGTACAGCTGTACCGTTCCAGTGTGACCGCATGAAAAAGTTACTTCGTACTTCATTTGCTCGCCCTCTTTCCGTAGCAGTACAAATTCCATGCTTGGTCATCTTGTTTCCACAAGTCTACCAATGCTTGACGCTCAGCACGAATTTCTGCGTCAATTTTACGCTCATATTCGATTGGATTAACGCCCTCAGGAATGTACTGTAAAGCTTCACTGAAGGAAAACTCTTTAATATTGCCAACACCTTCACGATGTATGTCAGCAGCTTTCTGAGCGCAGTCACCGCACAAAAAGTTATGCGAGTTTACACCGAAGTAATGCTTGCCGCAATGCTGGCAAACCTTTTGGGTACCAGCTGCTTCTGCAATTAAGGAGCGAATTTTCGCAAACAGCTCCTTACGAGTCGTTTTCTTATTGAAGCGGAAAACTCTTTGTTCACCGCCAATTTTTACAACACACGCCTGACGATGTGCACGCCAGGTGAACTCGACTTGACCTATCTTCATGATTTACTCCCTCCTTAATTCATGCGGCTGAGAATTTCCGCCTTAATTGCTTCTTCATACTGACCAGATTTACCCAAGCAAGCTTCCAGATGTTGAGTATTGTACATTACCATTTTTTCATACTCTTTCACTAATTCCTCTTTACTCATATTCTTTAAAGCAGCGATTTTCTTTTCTAACATCTTAACTGACTTCCTTTCTTGTAGGCTTTCTATCTTCCCTACAATTATATTATACTATATTCCTCTGCTTTTGTAAAGAGTTTTCTTTATAAAATATTAGTTTTCTTCTAAATCTTCTCTAGTCACCTCATACTCAATACTGCCGTCACGCTTGCGCAGAACTACCTCAAAGTCACAGGCAGTTGCAAGCTCCAGCAGAAGCTTAAGTGATTTGCATTTTTTAACCTTGTAGTTCAGGGACATTGGCGTAATGCCCATTTCCCTAGCTAATGTAGCCTGGTTTTTTCCTGTAGAAGCGATTAAGACTTTAATTTTGTTTTCAATCATCATAATTAGCACCACCTTAAATATTTCTCTTATCATTATACAGTGTTCTCTTTACGTAATCAACATAATTTTTTATAAAAATATTGCCTGCGAGATTTCCCGCAGGCTTTTTATTAAGATGCTTCTTAATACACTCCTTGTCTAATAATCATGTGCCGCAGCACTTCCTCGGTACTCTCCATTGCCTTGTGAAGCGCAAGCACGCACTCCTTGTTTGCGTGGAACGTAACCAGGACATAGATGCCACTTTCAAAGTCCTGAATGTCATATGGCATTCTTCTTTCTCCCCAGCGGTCTGTCTTAACAACTATACCGCCATTAGAAGAAATGAAGTTGTTAACCTTTAAAATAATATCCTCAGCTATTTCTTGCTCCGGACGAATAATGTACATAATTTCATAATCATTCATTTTTCTTTCCTCCTCACATTTTACAATCTTCTTGGAAACTGTAGTAAACGCCGTCACCTATAATGATATGGTCCAGGCAAGGTATTCCTATGATATTTCCGGATTCAACGATGCACTTGGTTAACTTCTTGTCATCAACGCTTGGTGACGTTTCGCCGGAAGGATGATTGTGAGCCACAAAAATTGAAGCTGCATTTTTCATAATGGCGAATTTGAAAACCTCTCTAGGATGCACATAGCAGTTTGTCAGCGTTCCTTTCACTATTGGCATTGCGTCAATGATTCTGTTTTTGCTGTCTGCTGCGATTACCCAGAATTCTTCATGATTTAGATACCGCAATTTCGGCATCATGAACTCAGCTAAATCTTGCGGAGAGCAGCAATATCTTTTCTCCTCAGCTTTGGCTTTGGCAAAAGCTCTTTTTCCTAACTCTACGCCACACAGAAAAGCTTCTGCTTTCTGCTGGTCTAATCCATAAGCTTTCAGCTCGTCGGTATCTTCCAGGCGATATAATTTCTGTGCCGTCAGTTCGGAAACTTTATAAGCTTCTTGCCCCAGCAAGACTTCGCATAATTCTTTGTAACTTTTATCTGCAACCTTGCACATGATATTCACTCCAATCTTTGTTTCGGCGCACGCCTTGCGGTGTACGCCGATTTTTCTATTTAGGCTTGTTTGTAGGGATAACGGCTTTCCGGCATCAGAAGCTTTTCACGCAAAATATTAAATTTTTGTCTTTTCTCCTTAATGTCTTGAGCAATTTCAAAGTAAGTGTCACCTTTAAGCGGAAGACGTTCCAGCATAAGTACATATTTAATGATTTGCTTTGTTCTTAATTTCATTTTTATTTCCCTCCTAAAACGCCATAAATTTTATTATTGGCTTTTGAACTTTAAATTTCATATCTCCAATATGATTGTTGATTTTTGTCAAGCACTTTACAATGGCGTTTGCTTCGCTCTCACAGAACGGCACGCAGTCGCCTTCCTCGTTGGTGTTGCCATTGGCATCAACCACAGTTTTCAGTAAAATTGCATAGTTCATAAAATCGACTTCCTTTCTAAAGCTATTGGCAAGGACTTTGAACCTTCTGCCCGGTAGCTTTACAGAGCTTAAGCTCCTGTCATCAGCTTTTAAAGCTCTATACCTCTTTCCGCTGCAATTTCTTCCAGCTCTTCAAAGTGCTCATTCAAGCATTGATGATGCCATGGGTCGCGCGAGCTGTTGTAAATCTTAATCAGCCTAGCGTTTTCCTGCTTTAATTCTTCGTTAGTCATGTCTTTAGGTTCTTTCATTGGTTCTTCCTCCTTAAATTTCAATTTCACCTTCGGTAAAGTTACGATAAATCTCTTCAGCCATGTAGTAAGCGTCACGAGCTTTTTCGTATTCATCATCAGTATCTCCGATAATATCAGATATAGTCATATCATCACCCATCTTTGCTGTTGGGTGATTTTCAACCCATTCATTAGCATCATCTTGCGCTTTTTCAAACTCGAATTTTTTGTCCATCCAAGTATCATAAGCTTTGCATTTAGCCTCTCTAAGTGTTTCAATGATGTAGGTTAACTGTTTGTAGTTTAATTTCATGTTGTTCTACTCCTTTCTATTGTTCAATCATGGTAACATCATAGCGGCAATATTTATATTCCACTGTATCTTTACCCCAGGTAAAGGTTCTTCTGAGCTGAAATTCTCTTCCGTTATAGCCGATGCTGAACAGAAGATAATCAACTGTATATCCATTGCTTGCGCTTTCAAGCAGAACAATCTGTTTCATCGCCGGAGCAAAGCCGAAGTATTTTTCCAGGCATTTGCAGGCAAGCTTTTTCATTTCTTGCTTTTCTTGATAAGTCATTTTTTAATCCTCCTTTTCAAAACCATTTTCATCAAGAATTACGATGCGTTCAATCCACATTGTTTCATTTGCATAACCTAAGTACAGGACTGCTTGTTCGTCGATGCCTTCAGCAGCAACAGTAACATATTCGCCATTGCTTTCTGCTACATACAAGCCTACGCTTTCAACGGATTCTTCCATTTCATTTTTTCTTGTCCAAAACTCACTAATTAATTCATTTACCTTTTCTTCTAACATTTCAACCGACTTCCCTCACTCTTTATTTTGTAGGTTTTCTTATCTTCCCTACACTTATATTATACTATAAAACTCACCTTTTGTAAAGAATTTTCTTTATAAAAGGTGAGTTTTTCTTATTATTTTTCGCTATTCTTTTCTTCAGCAAGCCGAGCTGCCCTTCTGCGCTTTTTATCTTCCAGCAGGTTTACACCATCCACGCCAAACAGCAAAGCGGTTAGCTGCTCAACGGCATCGTTTGTGTCACGCCATATCTGCCTTTCGCTTACTGACCATTTTTGCGCGAGGCTTGCTACTATATCAGTAACATACGCTTCCGGCGGACAAGGTTTAAGGAACAGCACGTCAAGCACATCTGCCCGGCGCAAATCTTCCTGCTTGCCGCTATTATACCTGGTCTGCTTGTAAAGTGCTATCATGTCGTCCATGTAGTTTATCAGCACTTTTGTTCGCATTGTTGAGCTTATAATGCTTTCAAGTTTTAGCTCATTAGCTCCCATGCTTTTCAGGTTTTGGAACGAATCAAGAATTTCGATAGCTGAAATCTGCTCATCGTCGATATTGACAATCTCGCTGGTCTTTAACGCAACGTGTTCCTGAAGGCTTCTGTAATTCTTTAACAGCAAGCGCACATTATACAGCCGCTTGTCGAAATCCCTTCGCTGTGCTTCTTTGCTGTACAAATCATCACACAGCTTTTTAGAGGTTTTCTTGGCGGTCTGCTCTGCCACACGTTCGATAAGTTCTTCGAAATACGCCAGCGGAACGGTTATCGTGCTTTGATTTTCATTTACAGTCATGTCTTCCATGCGCTTACTCCCTTCTTTTATTTAAGTTCTTTGATAAGGCGTTCCAGATACCACTTTGCTTTTAGGCAATCTTCTACGCCGTTTTTTTCTTCGTAACGCCATAAATATTTGATGATGTTGGCAACGCAGACAGCTTCAATGCCTGTTTTGCCAACAGTAGCAGCCTTTAGGGCATCTATACACTCAATACCGCCTTTGGTGTAGTGTTTCGGATGATTTACGTTATCCTTAGGAAGCGGCATTGTAAAGCTATCTTTTGAATTCTTCGGTGTTTCTTTGACAATAACGTATTTATCATCTTTTAATTCGATAAAACTAAATGGAGATTTAAACGCACTCATTATTTATGCTCCTTTATCCATTTTTCGTGTCTGGCAACTGCTCCAGCTGTAGGTGAAAGCGTTTCAAGATACATGGCTTTCAGTATTTTACACTGCTGAATTTTCCATTCGCTAAAAGCATTACAAGTAGCGTGGCAGCCTATTTTTCTTTCTGTGCATCCTCTGCATGGTGTTTTCATGTAGCACCTCTAAAATAATTCTTGTTGGTTGCTTATATCATTCGGTGTTTTAGTGGTAATGCCGGGATATGATCCTGCGAACTTTTTCATCCGGTAATCGTAATACTTTCCGTCGGCAGCCATATAGTTTGCGTCAACTTCATCAGGTGTCGGCATATAATACTGCGCTGGTAAAGGAATATCAGTGCACAGCTCTTCAAGTCTGCTCTTTCCGTAAATTATATGATTCCTTATTAAATTCATGTTTTCGCCGTCAGGATAAAAAGGGTCTTGGCATCCATAGGTCCGGATATGTTCCCACCGCAAAAAACTGTCTATAAGCATAGCTGTTTCTTCTTTGATTTGTTCTTCAATGCTTTTTTCTTTTTTCGGCATTTTACACACTCCCTACATTTCTTCTACTTCCGGGTCGTACAGCTCAAGAAGTTCTGAAAATTCTCCCTCACTAGCTATCTTTATAGCTTCTTCAGGTGAAGCAGCTAACACTCTGTCGTGAAAATCAACCTCGCCCGAAATTAAACTGCGCCAGCTAATAAGATAAAGCTTAGCGTCCTGTTGAGCCATACCCACCACCACGAACAGCACTTGCTTCATCGTCCGAGGTTACGCAGTAACGGACGAAGATTCCCTGTGCGCAGCGTTCGCCTTCTCTTATAATGATAGTTTCGCTGCCGTTGTTTCTGAATTTAACACCTATATTGCCGTCATTATCCTGGTTGTTAGCATAATCGCTATCAATAATGCCTACGCTGTTAACTAGCGACAAATTGAACTTAACCGCAAGACTGCTGCGGATAAACAGCATTAGAACCATATCGCCAGGCATAATAGCTTTGATGTTCAGCGGAATAAGTACGCTTTCACCGCCAGCTGGAATAAAAATATCGGTCGGAGCATAAAAATCGTAACCTGCGGAAAACTGTGTGCTACGCTGCGGAAGCTTCGTGTTTGCTGGTGCGTCAATCGTCGGTAAAAATTTAATCATCTTAAAAACCTCCTAAAATATCTCTCCAGATTATAACCAGGATTCCGATCGTGCCAACGATTGCAAAAATATCCATGCAAATCATAGCAACAAGATTTAAATATTTCACTTTACCACTCCCTGTTTAACATCCATAAAGTTACACACATAACAGCTACGTCAAGCAGTGTGCAACTAACAATATCAATTAAGCATATTTCCATTGGTTGTACCTGCTAATTTGGCTCTTTGCGCCTTTATTGCATCCAACAAATATTGCTGAAATCGGCAATCATCATCTAATGCAATTTTTCCTGTTTCTTTCAGTTTCATTTCCATGTAGTCAAAATTCCTTTCAATCTCGAACTGCATCTGTGCCAACATCCAATCCGGAAAGCTTTCAATGTTGGCATCCAGCTCGTTTTCAATTTGCGCCAATGCCTGTGTGCATATCCTGTTTACTGCATATCTAAATGCAAACAGCAGGACAAGTAATTTTTCATCTTTCATTTTTTGCTCCTTTGATGTCATTATGAAATTTTTCGATTGCCAACATTAACATCTGTGTTAACTCTTGCAAGGCAATCTCTTTATTAACTTTTGCACATATATTTTTTGCTAACTCCACCATAGCAGTGATCATAAAGCTTCTTAATGCAGGATAGCTTCCATATACACAATTTCTATCCTTCCCAGAGCCATTGTCGCAGCAAAGCATATATGATGCGCCGCTTTCTTCTAACAGCTTTTCCGCTTCCTTGACTTTCTTGTAATCAATCATCATTTTTCAACCTTTCTTATCCAAACGCCATTGGCCAGCTTTTCTAAATCTATTTTCTCCCGGCAATGCGGACAAATCGGCATCATATCATTTTTTTGTCCCATATGTTCTTGCAGCATCTTTAGTACACGCTTATAAGGTCTGAATTTTATACCAATCTCATAGCACCTCAACGTCTGTTTCCTAGCTCTATCATAGTCCTTTGCTATTGCTTGCCAGTCGTTGCACATCAGCTCCAGCACAACGATAGGTTCAACCATGTTGCCACAGTGATTGCAGAAGCAGATTTTGGTGTCCGGGTCGACTGTAAAACTGATAGGCTTTTTACTGCCACCATAGATGTCTGTTTCTTTATAGCAATGGCAAGTATTTCTGCCCTGTTCACGCTTAATCGGCGAAAACTTTAATATTTTCAATCGCTATCACTCCTTATCAATCGTTGCTGCACCTCTCAACATTCCACCTATCAGGCCAATTTGTCAATTCGCATAGGGGAGCGGTATCGTCAACATTGCGAAAGATGCAGCCTTTGCAGTGCTTCCGCTTGCTGCACATTTCTTTTATGATTTGCGCCGCTTCTTTGAGTTTTTGTTGTTCACTCATATCTTCACCTCAAATGTTTATAAAAAGCGGCGGCGTGGGAATTCTTGGATTTTACGCAGGCCTGTTTCTCAGTCCATAACAATAATGGGCCTACTGTTGCCAAGTCCGCAACCTACTGCCATTCGGCACCCCAGCCGCCGCGCCCTAGAGCTAGTTAGCGTTATTGATTGCTGTTGCCAATTCGTCCATAGCTCTTTGAGCGTCCTCTAAGGTATCGCACGACAGGAATACAATCGAAGAATCGTCGCTGTCCATATTAATCCAAACGGTATGTTCAGACTCTCCGGAAATAATCCTCAAAGATTCGACTTTTTCTGAGTTAATATATTTGCGGTCATTAATTTTAATCAGCATTTTTTCTACCTCCTCAACTTTTTCAAGGGACATTTTGTCCCCACGTACAACTTTTACAAGAGATTTTGAGCTGTTGCGTTTTTTACAACAGCTCGTACAAGAGATTTTTGCAACATGTTGCAGTTTTCTCTTTTAAAGCTCTATTTAGCGCATTTAATCAGTATATCGCTGCTATTATCACGCACTTTCAACAACCATACATCGTCAAGCCATGTTTCGGATACATCACCATCTTCATCGTAGCACTCGATGTTGATTTCATAGTCGACGCATTCATTAGCTTTCGCCCATTGATACAGCTCTTTAATCGTCATTGTTTTCCCTCCTTACTCTTACCCACTTTTTTGCAAACAGTCGCAGATAATGTATATACCCGTTATCGGTCAGCGGTTTGGCACCTTTGCGGATTTTAGGTCTTAACAGCGTGCTAAACTCATGCTCGGACACTATAATTAGTCCCGCTCCTTTGTCCTTGCAGGTACGCTCTATTTCACTAGCGTGAGCAAAGTACAATTCCGCTGGCACGCAGTACAAAAAGCCTCTAACATCCGGGTGGTTATGGTAATTATCTTTCTTTTGGTCAGCCCTAAAGTCCACAATGCTGATTTTGACTTCCACCTCATAAAGATAATTACTATTGCTGATGTACAAGAAATCTGCTTCATAGCACCCCGAGTATTGGTCTTGCCGTTCTTCACCATCGCATATCTTCCAATATTGATTCATGGTGATATTGGGGCCACAATCCAAGCCGCGGCGAATACTATAAAAACTGCCAAGCGTTAAGCACAGGCTATCTTCTGTCATAGTTTATACTCCACTCCTATTTCCGCAGCCACTTTAGGCAAGGCGGCTTGCGCTTCTTTCTCTGAGCGGTATACCCAGCCTTTGTCTAATAAAGCGTAATGGTTAGGGGTTTGGTCCCACCAAGCTATACGGACAACCCATTTGTTTGGTATAGATGCAAAAGTATAAAAAGTGTCGCCTTTCTTCGGCTTCCACGGCGGAAGTTTGGCGATTTCCATTTTGCCTTTCAGCAAGCAGCTTAATGCTCCGTGGTCGCACCATTTCGTTTTCTGATCATCAACAGTAGTTAATTCTA